CTTGTATTTTTTTTACAATTTCTTTTATTTTTTCGGTAATAGATGACATATATATATTAGAACTATAAAATTCCAATAAATATACAAGTAAATTACAGGTTCTCCATTGCTGTTTTTTCTCCATGACAATCTCTACATAATGCCACTAAATTATCAACATGATTACTTCCACCGTGTTCTAAGCGGACAGTGTGATCTACTTCAAACCACGCAGGTAATTGCTTACGACAATTACCACAATGCCAATTTTGTTTAGCGGCAACAAATTTCTTTTTTGTTTCACTAACTGACCGTTTTGTAGATTGCTTACCTGAATTCATAATACGTTTTTCATTATTGGATTGACCCTGCGTCATATCAATATTATTATTATTCGTTGAAGTATTATTACCACCTCGGCTAAAATCATATTTACTGGTAAAATCCAGAATAGGAGAAATGAAACTGGATGTATTTTTATCAACGGGTAAATATTTTAAATATTCATTAGAAGCCACAATCATTGTTTTTGCACGTTCGGGATTTTTACGAAATAACCAACATAACATATAACCGACAAACGCAACACCGAACATTTGAAAGTATTTTTTCCACGATATTAATAGTTGAATATACTTACCATCGGTGTACATATTCGCTATTATAAATCCAACTATTAAAAATATAACTATTTCAAAACGCATAAGGTTTATATATAGTTATCTTACATTTTATGAATCGCGCGAATAAATATAAATCAATAGGATACAGATTAGTGAAAGTGAAATGTATATATGGTGTTTTTTAATATTCAGTTTCTCCATCATAATAATCGGTGCAGCTTTATAATGCTCAAAATAACGGTCAATTGACTCAAGAAGTGTAATTTCTTCTTTTCCAATTACGACATTTATCTTATTATGAATGAAATGAATCCATCTAACAAACGATTCTCGACTATCTAAATAAGGTGTTACTGGATATTTATTTATCAAATCACTAAATCTATTACCCATTGTTCCTATTGGTAAAAATGTGGGCATATTTTGTATCAAGTCATAATACTTCCTTTTAGTTGCTTTATCTGGAGATTCGGGGTATATTTGTGCTATGGTATGAAGGAAGAACCAGTAATGAGGTCCCCAAACTGCTGGATCAAATTTCATAAGAAAACTATATAGAACTATCTTATAATATTAATAGAGAGACATCGCATAATGAGTAAAAAAAATAACACGAACAATTATTGCAATAACTGTGGAAAAATAGGTCATATGTTTCATAATTGTAAGATGCCTATTACAAGTTTGGGTGTTATTGCGTTTCGTAACAATAATGGCGTTGTTGAATATTTGATGATACGACGTAAAGAAACGCTGGGATATATAGATTTTATGAGAGGAAAGTATCAGTTGAATGACCCAGAATATATAAAAAATATGCTTAAGCAGATGACGAAGGAAGAACAGCAGAATATTTTGGAGAAGGATTTCGATGAACTTTGGACAAAAATATGGGGCGACGAAGGATATAATAATAAATATAAAATGGAAGAGACGTCTTCAAAGGATAAATTTAATATGCTGAAAAATGGATCTTTGAAAATTGATTATAGATTGAGTGATTTACTTAAGGACACTCAAAGTGTTTGGTTGGAACCAGAATGGGGATTTCCAAAAGGGCGTCGGAACTATCAGGAGAAAGATTATGATTGTGGCGTTAGAGAATTCTGCGAGGAAACAGGTTATAACGAGAATAAGATAGAACCGATGGTGAATGTAGTTCCATATGAGGAAACATTTACGGGTTCAAATTATAAGTCTTATAAGCATAAATATTTTTTAATGTATATGAAGTATCACGAGTCCAAAGATACAACCAATTATCAGAAGTCCGAAGTTAGTAAGATGGAATGGGGATCTCTTGAAAAGTGTTTGTTGAAGATTCGGGACTATAATTTAGAAAAAAAGGACGTGATAACGAAGGTTGACATTTCGTTGAAAAAATTAATGCTTTATCGGTTGTAATTTTGTATATTATATCGTATTATAATATACAATAAGGTAGTAATGAGTGATAAATCCCCCCCGAATTATATTAAAAAACCAAAAATGCCTACAGATAAAAAGCCCCAAAATATTACAAAGAAGGGCGCATTAATATCACAGAAAGGAACAAGAGATCAACTACTTGCAACTAATATTACAATAGCTTGTGAACGGCGAATAAAAGTTGAGAATATAAATGATGCACTAGATGAAAATATTAAAGATAAAGATATCATAGAATTTTTAACGAATATTTTAGAATATGAAAATAAAAAATGTGAAAATGATAAAGAAAATATTTTATTCATAGGTGAATTTGCCGACATTAAAAGTACGGAGGTACAAAATTATATTCGGAAAAACCGTTCGCGAATCAACTTTATAACTAAAGAAGATTATGATTCTGCTGTAACTAATTCTGCCGCAACTAATTCTGCTGTAACTATTAGTCCAACGGCTAATCCTCAAACTACTGTTCTTAATGATACTGTAGTGCAGGGAAAAAAGACAGCACGTTCTCAAGTTAAAAAAAATAAAAGACGAGTTAAAATAGATAAAAATGATGAAACAGAAAAAGTTGAAACAGAAAAAGTTGAAGATAAAAATGTTGAAACAGAAAAAGTTGAAACAGAAAAAGTTGAAGATAAAAATGATGAAACAGAAAAAGTTGAAGATAAAAATGTTGAAACAGAAAAAGTTGAAGATAAAAATGTTGAAACAGAAAAAGTTGAAGCAAAAAAAGTTGAAGAATGTCCAATTAAAGGTGATAATAAATTTTATAAACAAGCATACCAGGCAGATAAAATAAAAGATTTCAATCAAATTGGTAATCGAACTATTAATCTAAATTACTTATGTGAAATATTTTATATATTCAGCAAGAAGGCAAACCTGAACAAAGCATATTTTAATAGCAAGGGTTTAAAGGAAATAAACGGTTCTGAGAAAGCAAACGAATTTTTAATAAAAAAATTTAATAAATATACAAAAGAAGACAAAGGAAAAAAATTGAAATACGGACATACAGAAGACCCAGTCGACGCAGACACATTAAATAAATTTACTTATGTTAGTGTGGAAGAAAGATTAGATTATAATGGTAAGGAGATTTATAGGCGTAGCAAGAGCAAATTAAAAGAATGTCACTCTAATGGAGATGAAGAAGAAAATGAAGATGAAGAAGAAAATGAAAATGAAGATGAAGAAGAAAATGAAAATGAAGATGAAGAAGAAAATGTTGACAAGGAAAAGAAGCAAAAAAAAGTCACAATTAAAGTTACGCGTAAACAAAAAATAGGCAACATACGTGAACCAGAACCCGAACCTGAACCTGAACCTGAACCTTCCGTAAGTAAAATGCAAGACGATCACTTTTTATATCCTGAACTAGACGAAGACGATTTTAATGAAAAATTATTGGAGCATGAAGAATTTCATATAGGCAATAATACAGAAACCAATGAGGTTCAACAGGCATCACTTGAAGAAATCCAACAGGAATTGAGCGAAGCAGATTTTACGTTAAGTCCACATCAAATATTCGTAAGGAATTTCTTATCGCGTCATACTCCTTATAATGGATTACTTTTATTTCATGGATTAGGAACAGGAAAAACGTGTTCTGCTATAGGAATATCCGAAGAAATGCGAAGTTATATTAAGCAGACTGGTACAAAAAAGGGGCAAAGTAAAAAAATTATTATTATTGCATCACCAAATGTACAAGATAATTTCAAGAAGCAATTGTTTGATGAATCTAAATTGAAACAATTGGACGATGGTAGTTGGAATATAGACGGATGTCTCGGGAATGTCATGTTAAATGAAATAAACCCAACTGAAATCAAGGCGATGAAAAAGGAAGATGTAATATCAAATATAAAATCAATCATATCAACTTATTACGCATTTTATGGTTATACCAAGTTTGGAAATTTGGTAAAGGAAATAAGTGAGTATAAACGCATTGGAACGGGAGATGAATTGCAAAAAATAAAGGAAGATTATAAAATAAGACGAATTCGAGAAGAGTTCAATGACCGCCTTATAATTATAGATGAAGCTCATAATATGCGTGAGATTACAGATGACCAGGATGGCGAGGGCAATCGTGATATGTATGAACAATTAATGTCTATTGCGAAATATTCTAAGAATATGAAACTGTTATTAATGTCTGGAACACCTATGTATAATACAAGTAAAGAAATCGTTTGGATCGCAAATATTTTGAATAAAAATGATGGTAGAAAAACTATAAAGGTGAGTGATGTATTTGATAAAAACGGAGAACTAAAAAAAGATGGCAAGGAAACATTAATAAAAAAACTAAGAGGTTATATTTCTTATGTAAAAGGCGAGAACCCGTACACTTTTCCGTTACGATTGAAATGTAAGGACTGCGAATCTTTGGTATTTCCGAGCAAACAAATGAATGGTAAGATAATTGAGAAGGGCGATGAGATGTATAAATTAGTAGAAAATATGCCGATTTGTTATACAAAATTTAATAAGGAGTCTGTGCAGGGTCAAGTATACACTAAGATAATGGATGTTATTCAAGAAGAAATCGCTAATCAGGATTCATTTGGATACACTACTCTTCAACGACCAATAGAAGCATTAAACATAGTATATGGTAATAAAGAACGCATAGATAATATTGGGATTGAACTAGAAAATAATGAACAGAAAAATGTATTACACTCCATGCTTGGAGAGAAAGGTCTATCGAGCATTATGAAATATGACGAAAGAACGATTGATGGCGAGAAAACGAAAGCAAATTATAAATACATTGATAGTTCCAATAGAATATTTGATCCCGAGAACCTTGTGAATTATAGCGTCAAAATAAGTAAAATATGCGAAACAATTAAGAAATCTAGGGGCATTATTATGATATATTCACAGTATATAGATGGTGGTGTAATTCCCGTCGCTCTTGCATTAGAATCAATGGGGTTTAATCGTCGCGTAGGTAAAAAAGTGAAAAATCTATTCCATAACGACGAAATTAACTTAGAGGATGACCAAAAATACATGGTAAATGGTGAGAATGAAAAGAAACATACACCTCATTATATAATGCTGACTGGAGATGACCGTTATTCTCCAAACAATGTTGAGGATTTGAAAAATCTAAACAGCGTTGAAAATAAGAACGGAGAGAAAATAAAGGTAGTTATTATTTCGCGTGCAGCAGGTGAAGGTGTCGATTTTCGTAATCTGAGACAGGTTCATATATTAGAACCTTGGTTTAATCTAAGTCGCATAGAACAAATTGTGGGTCGCGCGATACGTAATAAAAGTCATTACGACTTACCATTTGAACATCGCAATGTAGAGATATTCTTACACGCAACATTGCTTGATAATGATACTGAGAGTGCTGACCTATATTTGTATCGCCACGCATCAAAGAAGGCACAAGCAATCGGAAAAATAACGGGGTTATTAAAACGTGAGGCGGTGGATTGTTCATTGAAGTTTGGTTACTACGATGATTTAACTGCCAGACTGAAGATTAATGAGAACAAGACAATAAGCATGATACGTTCTTCTGACATAGACGAAAGAGAACCTGTTGAAATAAATACAGATAATATCAACAGCGAATATAATTTTACAGCAATTTGCGATTACGGAGAATGTGATGACGAAACAACTTGTAGGCAGAATGATTCTAAGACTCGTCACTTTGCGACTTATAACGTAGATTTTGCCAAAAATAATATGCCTGTTATAATGTCTCGCATTCGCGATGAGTTTAAAAATTTACCCAAGGGTCTTTTCTATTTTAAACACGACGATTTATATAATATAATAAATGTGCGAAAAACATATTCACGAGAGCAATTTGATATGGCAATGTTAATATTATTGGAAGATACAACATTAAAGGTTATTGATAACTATGGTCGCGAAGGTCGTATAATAAGTAAAGGAGACTATTATTACTTCCAACCGTCAGGAATAACAGATATAAATGCTTCTATATTTGAACGCTCTGTTGATAAAGAGGAGACAACCGAGAGAATAAATATAGATAGTTTATTAGATAATGATGTCCAAGAGATTGTCGAGAAAGATAAATACAGTAATTTCAGAGATATATTTTATAATATATTTGGAGAAAATGTCAATGACAAAATTATTGACGATGACAAACGCGATTGGTATCGTGCGTTAATAAATATCAAAGATCACTTAATGAATAATAATAATATCGCAGTAGAAAATCAGATTACGAATGACGATTTAAAAAAATACACGGTTCATCATATGTTAGATACATTAAATTATAAAGGTCTGATTGATATATTAAATGGTAAAGATAAAAGAACTATTGGAGATTGTCGGTTCAGAGAATTAGTGAATGATTATTTCGAAAACAGAACATTGGGTAACCATATCTACCTAATGAAATCTAAACAGACGAGTGGTTCGGATATTATAAATAAACCGGTATTTTATAAAAAGATAGGCGATAATTATGAAGAAACTACGGATATCACGGACTGTAATAATTTGTTATCTGAATTAACAAATAAAATTGCAAATATTGATAAGATAAATCCGCGCATTAGTATAAGTGATACATTTGGTTTGATTGGTAGTAAGTTTAAGAGAAGCGAAGAGATAAGAGAATTTAAAGTCCGTCTGAAAAATGTTTCAAAGAATAAGATTGGTTCCATTATTCGCGGAAAATTCGACGAGAATAAAAATCTAATGGCGTATCTTTCGGAAAACGCATTTGGTAAAAATATATATAAAAATATAGAGGATATAATCAAAGATGAAATTTCAGGCAGTAAAGATAAAACACCGTATATCACAGGTGCTCTTCCGACACTTGTAGAAATATTACTTAGACATATAAACGAGAGAAACGCAGAAATAACATATTTCTTAACTATGGAGGAATTCGATCTTTATAGAAAATATATTGAGAAAACAGCAAAACAGAATTGGTAAAATTGATTAATTTAAATAAACATATCTATATAAAATATACATCTTATATAAATATAATGACCGACAAAAACAAGCAAAAAATTTATGGCGTTTATAATCAAGGCGTCTTAACCAAAAAGATACATCTCGGCATAAGAGAGATTGGGAAGAATATTAAAAAAATTTTAGAAGAAAAAGTGTCAGATATTTACCAAGGAAGGTGTATAGACGAGGGCTTTATTAAACCAGGTTCTATTTCACTTATGACTTATTCATCGGGTGTAGTAAATGGTGAATATGTAAGTTTTCAAGTTATATTTGATTGTATGATATGTAATCCAGTCGAAGGGATGTTAGTTGAATGTAAAGTAAAAACTGTGACGAAGGCGGGAATACATGCTGTTCATACCGATAAAGAAGGCATCTCCCCACTCACTGTTTTCATCGCACGAGATCATCACAATACAAATGCGTATTTTAATAGTGTAGAGGAGGATACCAACATAACCGTTAAAATAATAGGTGTGCGATACGAATTGGATGATGAATATATATGTGCGATTGCATCTCTGCCTTCAAAAATGGTCAAGCGAGACGATAAGAGACAACCTTTGAAGAAAGCCTAGAAAATTATTGAAGTTTAAATAAATGATATAAACATTTTTTAGTATTGATTAAATATGACCGACGTAATGCCATTAAAGAATTTAAAAGTGCAAATTGAAAACATGGAAAAAACACACCAGATCGAAATATTAAAGATACTCCGTGATGATAATAAAGTTATTTTAAACGAAAATAAAAGTGGAGTTTTTGTAAATCTCACATACTGTCCAGAAAATACGATTGAAACGATTAAGAAATATATAGATTATACAAAGGATCAGGATGATTTATTGAAAACGGTAGAACAAGAAAAGAATATTGTAAAGTCTGAGTTTTTTAATAGCTCAACAACAATATAGAATTATAGTTTTATTATAGATATTGTAATAAAACTATGAAGCTGAGTTTAATTGTGGGAGTTAATAAACAAAATGGAATAGGAATGAATGGTACAATGCCGTGGCATTTCCCAGAAGATTTGAAATATTTCCAAAAGATAACAAAAACAGCAAATGACACTTTAAAGAGTAATGTTGTACTAATGGGACGCAATACAATGAACAGTATAAAACGTTTTCCACTGGGTGGGCGTATAAACGCGTGTATTTCTACAACAATACATTCGCACGAAGATGCGTCGGTTTTATTTTTCTCTTCATTTGACGAAGCAATAACCAAATTATCGTCGCGCAAAGATGTTGATAATATATTTGTCATTGGCGGAGCAATGTTATATGAAGCTTGTTTACAACACAAGGAATTTAAATATTTATATATGAATGAATTAAATGACGATTCTATGTGTGATGTTTTTTTTCCTATAATAGATTTGAATGATTATCTTTTGAAAGACAGGACACAAATAAGCGAAAATGTTGTAACTAATCTATACGAAAAACTATAAAGCGAAAAGATTTAAAGCGTATTCTCCAGTATATTAAGACAATGACTATCATACACGACATTTTCGTAAATGATTCAATACAATCGGATCGCATTTCTGATTTGACGAATATTATGTATACGGTTAGTGCATATAATAGATATAGGTCGGGGGTTAATAACGATAGTACCGATAAAATAAAGGATAATGAAAAAAACGAACTGGTTGATATCGCAGACGAGTCTGTTGTTCCAGAAAACAACGACCATTTATTTTGGTGTTGTTATATTGGATATTACGGGTTAGAAAAATATAACGAATTGAAGCATCGTTCAGGTAATATCGGTATGGCGGAAAAACAGAAGATATCAGAGCATTTTAAAGTAGCACCAAACGCTCTTAAGAATATAAATCAAAAAATGACAAAGGCGCGAGCTCAAGAAATTATGTCAGAAATTATGGTAAATGAAAAGATAACTTTAAACGCATTGCCGGCATTTGCTCTATACTATAAAATGCGTATTTTGATTATTAAAGAAGACCGTATATATCTTGATATATCCAATCGCGAGAAAGACTATGATAAAACTATATTACTTAGGAAGACAAAAGATAAGACATATGCGTTAGACTTAAATGCCACTAATGAAAAGATCGCAAAGATAGAAGAGAATTGTATATTATTATTCAGCAACGAAAAGCCATTAAAGGCGATTTCAAATTTTAAAACGGATGAACTGAGAGACCTAGCGGATAAAGTGAATCTTGAAGTTGAAGATAAAATAACCAAAACCGAATTATATGGACTGATTTCACGAAAGTGTATTTGGTAAAATTGAATAATAAATATAAATAATATATATACTATATATTACTTATAATGGAAAAATCAAAAACTTCATCACCAACGGAGCAGATGGACATAATAATTAAAAACTATTTAGCGAGTAATCCCATTGCACGCATGGATGGTAAAGAGAATGAGGTTGAAGTGCGTTTCGGTACTAATGCTCGCAAACATAAGCCTTTCACAAAAATAGACTACGATAATGTCGTTAAGAAGTTATACGCAACTGGTTTCAAATGTGAGAATACTGGCGGTACACATAGTTTGCGCATATTTCACGAGTTTATAGACAAGAACAGCGGTAAGAAGAAAATGTCAAATATTCGCGCAGAGATTAATGGAATTGATTTAATACAAGAATATTGTAAGACGAACAGCATCCAAAAACTGCTCGACATGCCGTCTACAACATATGATAAGATTATATTCAATCAGAAATCGGGAGTAAAGATGGAGGATGGTAGTTATTTGAAATATGCAGATTTTGAAGATTTTAATATGCGCGTAGCGTATCAACTTGAGCAACGACATACTGCTCGTGCTCCTCTAATCCGTAGTATAATTTCAAAGTGGAGCGATTCCAAGAAAACGTTCAGATACTTGAACCGTGTGCGATTTTCACACGCGGACCTTCCTGTATTTGCGGACTTAAGCATTGTTCAGAAATCTGCAACGACAAATGGAATCCCCATTAAGGATTATACAGTCCAGGACGTTGATTTATTTGAGAACCCCGAGTCATATGAAATTGAAATGGAATTAGATAATAGTCGCATCGGTATTGGGACAGATTTCAACGATGTAAAAACAATCACCAATGCCATTCGTAAATTCACGAGAATCATAATGAGCGGGTTACAGGGGACGAACTACCCTATATCATATTCAGAGCAGTTCAATGTTCAGCAAGAATATATGAAAATACTAAATGGTGACGATTATCAACCGAGAAAAATGCGCTCTCGCGATTTTACAGGTCCTTCATCATATACCCTTCAACTACCAAATATAATGGAACCCAAGGAAGGTGTTAATATACCTAATGTAAGGAATGATTATACAGTAACGGATAAAGCAGATGGAGATAGAAGTTTACTCTTCATAAATGGAGAGGGTAAGATTTATCTAATAAATACCAATCTATCAGTTATCTTTACAGGTTCACAGACAAAAGTCAAAGAGTATTTTAATAGTGTAATTGATGGTGAACATATAACACAAAACAAGCACGATACTACAATAAACTTGTATGCCGCATTTGATATATATTGCATCAATAAGAAAAGCACCCGTGCGCTCGAGTTTTATCCTACAAATAATGTTACCGACGAAGAACCTCCCGCAAAACCGAAGGTTTACCGCTTACAACTATTGAAGAAAGTGATCTCCGAACTAGAACCTGTCTCTATTACAAAAAACGGAAAGTGTGAAATTTCCATCACCTGTAAAAAGTTTTATGCTACATCCGAAACCAGAAGTATTTTCAATTGTTGTTCAAAAATCCTAGGTGATGTCGGAGATGGATTATACGAATATAATACAGATGGACTTATATTTACTCCTTCACGATTAGCGGTTGGAAGTTCAAAGATTGGAGAACCCGGACCAATTACTAAGACCACGTGGGAACATTCATTTAAGTGGAAACCGTCTGAGTATAATACAATTGATTTCTTGGTATCGGTAAAAAAAGATAAAACTGGTAAAGATGACATTCATAATATATTTCAAGACGGAGTCAGTACGGAAACAAATGGAGTGGTAACACAGTATAAAACATTGATATTACGATGTGGTTATGACGAAAAGAAGCATGGATTTATTAATCCGTGTGAAGATATGATACAAAACCGAATGCATCAATTTGGAGATGTAGACGTTGAAGATGGTTACAAACCCGTTCCGTTCCAACCTACAAATCCATACGATAAGAACGCGTGTTACGCCAATATAATTTTGAAAAGTGATGGTTCGGACGACCGAATGATGTTTACCGACGAAGGTGAGTACTTTGAAGAAGATATGATTGTAGAATTCAGTTATGATATTACTAAGAGCGATGGATGGAAATGGACACCCCTGAGAGTTAGATATGATAAAACGGCAGAATTGAGAAACGGACAACGTAATTATGGTAATGCGTATCACGTTGCGAATAGTAATTGGCAGTCTATACATCAACCAATCGGTGCCCCAATGATTTCAACGGGCGAAAATATACCTGAATACATTGAAGAATTTGGCGAAGAAGAAAATGGAGAGGCGAACGAAGGGGTCTATTATAATCGTCGTGATGCAAATGATAAGAGAACTAAATCTATGAGAGATTTTCATAATTTGTTTGTGAAAAATAAATTGATTCGTGCCGTTTCAAATCGTAATGATACTCTAATAGATTACGCTGTGGGTAAAGGCGGGGATCTCCCAAAGTGGATTTACGCTAATTTGGGTTTTGTATTTGGTATAGATATATCAAGGGATAATATTCAAAATCGCATGGATGGTGCATGTGCACGTTATTTAAAGTATCGTAAGACACACGACCGCAATATGCCAGGAGCGTTGTTTGTAAATGGAAATAGTAGTCTGTTAATTCGCACAGGTGATGCCTTACTTACCGATAAAGATAAGGAGATTACGAAAGCCGTGTTTGGAAAAGGTCCAAAGGACGCGGATCTATTAGGTGCAGGAGTATATAAACATTATGGTGTTGCTAGTGATGGTTTCAATGTCAGTTCTTGTCAGTTTGCTTTGCACTACTTCTTTGAAAATCGTGCGACGCTTCATAGATTTGTACGTAATTTGTCAGAGTGCACAAAATTAAACGGTTATTTCATTGGTACTTGTTATGATGGCGAAACAGTATTCAATAAATTAAAGGGTAAGAATAAAGGCGATTCTATCATAATCATGAATGGCGAAGAAAAACGATTTGAATTGACCAAAATGTTTAACCAAACTGGTTTCCAAGACGATGATACAAGTCTAGGTTATAAGATTAATGTCTATCAGGATACAATCGGAAAGACCTTTCACGAATATTTGGTGAATTTCAATTACTTCATTCGTGTTATGAGCGATTATGGTTTTGAATTGGTTTCTAAAGAGGTTGCAAACCAAAAAGGATTACCCGACGGCACGGGACTATTTGGTGAATTATTTAATAGTATGAATATTGAAACTAATTATTCATCTTATAGGCGTTCTAATTATAAGAGTGCTCATTTAATGA